TCAGCCCTGAATCACCCCATACCCGTCATGCACAAACGGCTTGAAATCATCCTGGCGCGGCCCGCCCGGCTCATGCCGAATCGAACGATCAGTACCGAGCTTCTTCTCAGCCCTGAGCTGCGGCACCTCGGTCAGGTCATACGGCGTGGTCTGGTACACCCAGTTGAGCCAGTTGCGCCACAGCAGATTGGCGTGGGCGCGCCAGGCGAACAACGGTTCCAGCTTCGGATCGTCATGCGGGAAGTAGTTCTTCGGGAAGGGCACGTTGGTCATGCCCTTGGCCATATCGCGCTCGTATTCTTCGGCGAGCGTGTACTTGCCGTACTCCCAATGGCCGAGCGCGAACACTTCGGAGAAGTCACGCGTGGCGATCAGGCCCGGGCCGGACTGCGGCCCCCAAGTCAAGATCTGAAGGTCATGGTTGGCACGTACCTCGTTTTCGTTCACGCCGGCGAGGCGGGAGTGCGGCTGCAGATCAATCTCGTCGAAGCCATTGGTCAGGAAGCAGTATTCATCCTGCAGGTACTGCGGGAATACGCCGAAAATCTTCTCGGGGTAATCCACCTTGTGGATGCCGTAGCGGTAGTACAGTGCGCCCATCGCACCCCAGCACAGGTATATGGTGGAGAACACATGGGTGGAGGCCCAGTCGAGAATCGTCTTGAACTCGTCCCAGTAGTCCACATCTTCGAACGGCATATGCTCTACAGGCGCGCCGGTGACCACAAAACCGTCGTAATAGTTGTCTTTGAACGCATCGAGGTTTTCGTAGAACTTGACGAGATGATCGGCGGAAACGTGCGTGGCCTCATGCGTGGAGGTCTTCATGAAGTCGATTTCGACCTGCAGCGGCGACTTGGAAATCAGACGCAGCAGCTGTGTTTCAGTCTCGATTTTCTTAGGCATCAAGTTCAGGATCACCAGTTTGAGCGGGCGGACGCGCTGACGCTCCGCCTCGGGCTTCTCCAGAGCGAAGATGCGCTCCGAATCGAGGATATCTCTGGCCGGCAGGCCACTGGGGATCTTGATAGGCATGTTCCTATTATGTCAATATTCGGGATAACGGTTCAGGGCATTCCTATAACGGCCATTTATGGCGCGTTATTACCCCGACTCCGACTCCGCCCCAAACCCCTCGCTGCGTGAGCCAATTCACGTTTTAAAACCGCGGGAAGATGACGCGACACGCCGATGTTGACTTTCTGGAATCTGCACCTATTGTAGATAGAGCTGTCTGAGAGACAAGCCGACGCGGGGTGGAGCAGCTCGGTAGCTCGCTGGGCTCATAACCCAGAGGTCCATGGTTCAAATCCATGCCCCGCTACCAATTGACCGCCGTTCCCGGAATCATCCGGGACGGCGGTTTTTTGCATTTGCAGGACTTTTGCCGCCGTCAAATTAACGTCAGTAAGATCGTTAAGCGTTACGCCAAGATAATTCGCAACTTTCACCATGTCGTCAAAGGTCCACGGATAGCCAATCTTGAGCATGCGCGAGAACGACTGCGGAAACTTGCCAAGAATCGCCGCCACATCCTTCTTGGGGATATGACGGACAGAAATAATCATGTTGATGTTCGTTATAGCCACATCGCCGGCCGCCATGCTGGCGGTGCTGGGCATTGTTATTGTTGCTGTCATAGGTTCCATATTAAACACAGTTGTTTAACTTTGCAACACGCCGAGAATTGCCAAACATGCACATTGGGCTGTAATACTTAACATGTGAGTTTAGCTAAGAACGTCAGAGTTACAGCAAATGTGCGATACTTACTCCGGCAAAACCGAGTTACGCAGCGCGACCTTGCTGCCGCTCTCGGTATGCATGAGCAGACCTTTTCCAACAAAATGTGCGGCACGCGACCGTTCACCTTGCGCGACTTGACCCGCATTGCTGATTTCTTCGATGTGAGCGTCGATTTCCTTCTTGGTCGTTCTGATTATGCGAAACCGTTGGAGGTGGCGTGATGTTTGGCTTCGTTTCGTTGGGTGTTTCTTTTGCGTCCTTAGTTATTTCCTGCGCCGCGCTTTACTGGTCCCGCATGGCACGAATCGAGGCCGCTGGGGCCGTGGAGCGTAGTCGTTACGCTTTGGAGTCCTCGCGCAAGCATGTGGGGCTTCCCTACGACCACAAGATCGTTCACGATTGGGAGTTAAGAACACAGTTCGGCTTTGCTCCGCAAATCAAGGATGATTGGACTCGTCGTAAGGATTCCGACGGCGTGGCTGATTCCGACGACGCTTTTGAGGTTTTTTCGGACGGGACGTATCGGATTGTTCCTAACTCAGGAGTCTTCTCTGTTCTGAAGCCCGTTTTCTGTCGAGAGCATGGAACCTGCGATGACCCAGCCTGTCCCTATGCCATCTGCGCAGGCGTTCAAAGGGTCCGCACTTCATTGGTTCTATGCCCCAGATCGGGAATTGCGTATATCGACACCGGTGGAGACGGGTTGGAGATGATACCCAATGCACTCCAAGCTCTAGCTTCGTCAGATCGCTCGACTGGTCCGGGCGAGGATTCTGCGGTGGCGCGATCGTGATGAAGAATCGCATGGTCTCGCCTGTCAGCTCCGGCAGTCTTCCGCAGTCGTTCATGACCCACTCGCTTTGCTTGCCCAGAACCGTTTCGCCGATTTGCCGGCAGTCCCATAGTCCGGCATCGCAGTTCACGCCTATCGCTTTGACGTTGAAAGCTCTGCCGTCTCCGCAGTTCACGAGGTATCCGACGATCGGAGGGTCGATGCCGGCCTTGCTGAAGTCCGGGCGCAGGAGTTTGTCGCCTTCGAGCATGGCGAAGAGCGGCGCGGCTTCGGCCCTCCATCTCCAGCCGCGCGCGAATGTCAACAGCGACACCATGAGCCCGAAGGCGGCTATGACAACGGTTATCCAAGTTTGCACGGTGAGGCCGAGAAACGTTATTTGCGCGAGGTCTACGCCCATTGATTCTTCCTTCCTCCGTCATCTGCGACGGTTGGTTTTTTGTGCGATTCCCAGCTTACGCATCCGGGGGAAGGAACCTTTTTCCAACCGTTCGACCGATGGAGGTTTTGCAGATGATTGCGTATGTGGTTCGTTGTGACGTGTGCGCGGCCGAGGCGTTCGTGCCGTTGAATCAGGACCCGGATATGGCCATGTCGGCTCGTGGGTGGCGTATGAGGCCGCACTCGAAGGTGTGCCCGGATTGCGTTTTCGCGCTCGAGGGGCCGAAGATTCCACCGAGCATGGCGGAGGTGCGCTGATGTCGGTGTTTGATCCTGAGTGCAGCGGGAACCGTTTCAGTGCGGAGTTCAGGCTGACCGGTGATGGCGGAAGTCCGTATGAGTTCGGTATCCGTTTCAGCGTGGATGGTGATTATTTCGCGGTTGATGGCCTGTCGATGGGTGACATGGTGCATATCAACCGCGAGTTCGCCAGGGTTATCAGGGAGGCGAAGCATGCACGGGTTGTATAAACGTTTTCTCGTGTTCTGCGCGGTGTTCGTGGGTTTGATGTTCGCGGTGGTGGGTTTCTGGGCACTGCTGGGTGTGACGTGCCTGTGCGCAGGCATGGTGCTGGCGGATGTGCCGGAGCGCGTGTCCACCCGTCTGAATCGAGGCGATCGTGAGGGTGTTTAGGAAGTGCTGCCAGGCGTTGGTGCTGGTCGCGGCGTCGCCGTTGCTGTTGGTTGGCTTCGGAGTGTGTCTCGCGGCCGTGAATCTTGGCGATTTGCTGAAGGAGGAATGATGCCGAACGGTGAACTGGGATATGTGTTCAAGAGCGCGGCGACGGCCAATGGTTGCCTGATGCTGTGCATCACGCCGCACGCGCGGCGTCGCGACTTCCACAGCAAGGTGTACGTGCTCACGGCCGACGAGGTGCGCGCGTTGATCGAGGCGCTGGCCGTGATGCCGGACGGCCCCGAGTAGTTCTAGGTATCTTTAGACGCCTCTAGGCGTTCGTATGCGTGCCCGACGCTATCGGGTCACTGAGAATGGAATGGCTGTGATGGCGCGTATGGCTACGCCTAGCCCTACCTATGCCCCGCTGTGGTGGCGGGGAGGCCGGCCGCATTGCAACTGCGGTACTTGCGAGACTAAGAGGTTGCCACCGACCCTATCCAGCCGCTGGTAAAGGCGGAATCGGGCAGCACTACCACGCGATTGTGTGGGGCTGGATTTGGGGACCATTCCCGGCAGGCTTCGGCCTGCTCTTGCAATCGACGGCCGACCGACCGAAAGCGAGACCCATTTGAGGATTCTCGGCCGAGATTTCGCGTTGCGCGTCTCGGCCGAGAATCTTCGGGTCTTGACCTCTCCAGCACTCACTCCCAAAAGGGACATGAGAAACCAACGTAAGGGGATTACGGATTATGAGCAGAGCAACGTTCGAGATGAATCTGAAGGACGCGGGTATCCGACTGCTTCCGAAGCTCAACGAGTTCATCGAATCACGGAAGACCACGGAATCGTTTCTGGTGACCATCGAGCAGATCGCGCGTTGGGCCGGATTGACCAGGCGTAACGGGCGCATCGACGACAACCAGGCGTTCCATCTGATGCAGTTGGCGCAATGCCCCGTCTCTAAGACCCGCAAGTACGGAATGCGCTGCTGGGATGCGCGCGAGGCCATGCAGGCGTTGGCCCGGTGGACCGGCTCGTGGGCTTGGGTGGTGGACTGATGGCGCGCACGAAACCGAGCCTTGCCGAGGCGTTGAGCCCGTGGAGCGCTCCGCATGACGCGGCCGACCTGTTGGAGGGCTTCCGGCTCTCCATCAACACCTTGGCCGAGGAACAGCACACTGGGCTTCCTGATTCGCCGCGCGTGCTGAACGCCCTGCGTCTGTGCAAGGGCACCGAACTGGCCGCGTTGGGAGGCGACTGGCCGGCAATGGGAGTGCGGCGCGTCGGCGGCGCGTGGACGCTGGACGCACGCCAGTTCGACCTGTGGGCGCAGGGGCAGATATCGGTGTTCCGGCGCAAGGCCGTGCAGTCTGGCCAGACGGCCCCATCGCAGGCATCGATGCAATCGAAGTTGAATCTGTTCTAGGGGGTTGGATGAATCCGAGGGCGAAGCTCACCGTCAGCCAGGCCGCAAGGTACCTGCATGTGTCGCGGCGCACGATGCAGCGAATGCGGGACCAGGGCACGGGGCCGGCGTACTTCCGAAGCGGCGAGGCCCCTAACAGCCCGATTCTGTACGAGCTGGCCGACCTTGACATGTGGCTCGCCGCACGGAAGGAGAGATGACCATGGGCAGAAGGCAGGTCATCGACCCGCGCGTGCGCGCCGAGGTCATCGCCACATACGGCAACACCTGTTGGCTGGGATTGCCGGGATGCACCGTGGTGGGCGAGGAGGACGACCACATCGTGCCCCACTCGCACGGGGGCAAAGCGACCGTGGCCAACATCCGCCGAGCCTGCAAGCACTGCAACGCCAGCCGCCAGGACCGCGTGCTGTACGGTTACGGCGCACGCCTGCACATGATCGTGTGCCCACCGGGTTGCGACGCAGTGGCGTTGGACTACATCACCGAACACTCGCGCAGTGTCGACCCTGTGGTGGCGTACTCGTATCTGGCCGACGCTATGGGCGTGGCCGCGCACGAGTCGCGCGCCGAGCGCGTGGCCGTGGGCATGGCGTGGAGCGCCGCGTACCGCAGCTTCACCACATGCGCGGAACCGTTGGACGTGTGGTGCGTGCGCTCGTTCCCGTCCAGCCGCCGGCACCCGCGGATGCTGGACGAGTGGCTGGCACTGGACTACGACATACACGTGATGGATATGGACTACGCCGAGGCATGGGACCATGCGGTCACCGAGGACGAGCGCGTGCTGGTGCGTCGATGGTACTCGCTGCATCTCTCGCAGGCGCTGGTGGATGCAAGGCAGGCCGCCCGGCGGGCCCGTCTCACGGCCTTGGGCCTTCGCTCCGACGCAGCCAGCGTCGCGTCGCGGCCTGAGTGGTGAACGCGGGTTTTTAAACTCGCCGGCCTCGACCAAGACCCCGCGCCCAGTTTTTTCTCCCCCCAACCCAAGAATAAAAAAGCCGGAAAACGTTGGAATATCAACGTTTTCCGGGTATCGCTCTTCAAAAACACAAGATACACCTTTTCTATGATTGGAGCAAACCACGCATGATGCTCGACGGATTCGACGAGGACACCGGCCGGAACATCGGCCCGCAGGAGCAGGCCACGCGCCGCATCGTCAAGGACTTGGAGGACTCGCACCCGGAATACGACCCCATCCGCGATGGTCTTTGCCAGGCCATGCTCTCCCTCGCGGCCAACATCGACAGCCAGAACCGGGCGGGCCGTGAAATCAGCCGCAACATGGCGCAGTACATTGACGCCCTGTGGAAGATTCGCGACATGTATCCCGCCGAGGTCGTCGCGGACGACGACGTGGAGGCCGCATGGTCGGGAGGTGCCGGCGATGCTGATTAGGGGCGGCACCCGGCGCGACGAGACGCGCAGGACGTTGGGGCCGCGATTGGCGGGCATCGCGGCCATGATGGGCACGCCGCTGATCCCGTGGCAACGCTACGTGGCCGACGTGGCCTGCGAGCTCGACGAAGACACCGGCACCTTCCATTACGACACCATCGTGATCAGCACGCCGCGCCAGTGCGGCAAGAGCGCGCTGGTGGACTCGTCGGACACGTTCAACGCATCACTTGGCCGCCGCCGGCGCATTGCCTACGCGGCGCAGACCGGCAAGGACGCCGAGGACCATTTCAAGGAGTACGCCGAACTGATGCAGGGCACGCGCCTGATGCAGAAGGTCCGTAAGTTCCGGTTCTCCAACGGCGGCATGAGCGTGAGCTTCACGAACGGCAGCACGATAAGCCCTATGGCCATGACCAAGATAGCCGGCCACGGCAAGCAGATGGACAAGGTCACCATCGACGAGGCGTTCTCGCTGACGAAAGAGTCCGGGGACACCATCATGGACGCCATCATCCCGACCATGAACACTCGTCTGATGCGCACAGGGGTGGCCGCGCAACGGTGGATAACCTCGACCGAGGGCAACGCCGACAGCACCTATTTCAACCCGCTGCTGGACGGTTTGCGCGCCGGGGACGTGCCCGAACGCACCTGCTGGTTCGATTTCGGGATACCCGAGGACGCCGACCCCGAGGACCTGGACGTGGTCATGCGCTACCATCCCGCCGCCGGCTACCTGTGGTACAAGCCCCAGTTGCGCGACTTCCGCGAGGGGTTCGGCGACAACGTGGCCGGTTGGGCGCGCGCGTTCGGCAACAGGCGCGACACCGGCGTTTCCGACAGGGTGATAGCGGCCGACCTATGGGAGACCACCGCCGTCGCGCCGATCAAGCCCGCCGAGCTCGACGGCCGGCCCATCGTGTTCGCGGCCGCCGTGGACGTGGACGCCACCAACACCAGCGTGAGCGTCGGCATCGTCAACCAGGACGGCACCGTCACCACCCAACTGCTCAAGGTGCTGGCCGGCACCGGCAACGCCCCCGACGAGATAACCCGTTTGTGCACCGACTACGCGGCACCGCTCGTGATGGACACGCGCGGCCCCAACGCCGACCTGCGCGACCGGCTCGCATCGCTCACCGACAGCTACGGCGACCCGCTCGTGAGGTTCGTGGAACTCTCCGCCGCCGACTACCTCGCGGTCGGCCAGGCCTACGTTTCCGGCTTGCAGAACCACACCGTGACCCACGCGCTCGACACGGAACTGGACATGAGCGTGGCCAAAAGCGCGCGCACGTGGAGCGGCGACGCATGGCGCATCACCCGCCGTGGCTCCACCGGCCTCACGTCGCCGCTCGAAAGCTGCATGTTGGCCGCATGGGGAGCGACCCACCAGCCCGAGGAGACCACGCCGTTCATAGTCTGATGGCACTGCTTGGCTTCGCTTGGCTTCGCTTGGCTTCACGGTGCTGGACGGCCCGCCGCCTTCGGCCCCATTCTTGTGGGCATGAACGAACGACTTGGATTCTGGCGCAGGCTCAAACTCGCGGGCGGCATCGTCACCCGTGGCGCGGCCGCGCTCGACGACGTGCCCGACGGCATCCTGCCCCCGGCCCGCCGCGCGGAATGCGACCCGCTCACCCTGTCCACCGTGTTCCGTGGCGTGCAGGTGCTGCAGACAGCCATCACCGGCCTGCCGATCAACGAGACCCGCAACGGCATCAAGCTCGATACCGTCAGCGCGCTCGTCCAGCGCCCCGACATCAACCGTTCACGCCGTGACTTCCTCGCCGACATAGTGGCATCGATGGTCCTCGACGGCAACGCCTTCATCCGCCTGGTGAGATACGGCGGCGAAATCGTGACCTGCGAGGTGCTGCCCCCGCAGCTCGTGACCGTCAGCGACGACGGCCACGACCCCGCGAGCCCGCGCCTGCGCTACGGCTACCTCGGCCGCGACTACACGCCCGACGACATCGTGCACTGCAAGTTCCTCAACGTGCCCGGACGGCTCAGGGGCCTGGGGCCCATCGGCGCGGCCCGCGAAGAGGTCGAGTCCGCGCAGATGGCCCGCGACTACAAGGCCAAGTTCTACACCGATTCCAGCAACATCAAGGGCTATGTGACCACCGAGCAGAAGGTCAGCCTTCCCACGTTGAAGGCGTTGAAGGACGACTGGGGCAAGGACGGCCAGGCCGGCCAGGTGCGCTTCGTCTCCGATGGCCTGAAATACGTGCCCCTCGACCTCAAGCCCGCCGATTTGCAGTTTCTGGAGACCCAGAAGTTCGACACGACCCAGATCGCGCGGCTGTTGGGCATTCCCGCGTCCATCATGCTCGCGGCCGTCGATGGCAGCAACCTGACCTATCAGAACATCGAACAAAGCTGGATCGAGTTCGCGGACTACACGCTGGCCGCCTACGCGGGCGAGATCGAGGAACTGTTCAACCGTCTTCTGCCGCGCGGCCGCGAGGCGCGGTTCGACTGGGATTCGAGCGGCCGCACGAACACCAGCGAACGGTACGCGGCCTACGCCAGCGCTTTGGAACACCAGTGGATGACCGTGGACGAGGTGCGCGCCGACCGGGGACTGCCCCCGTTGGCATCCACACCGGAACCAGTGAAGGAGAACCAACAGTGAACGACAGACTGATGGAACGGCGCACGCTCGACGTGCGCGGCATCCAGGTAAGGGACGCGGAAGACGGGGACGGCAGCATCCTGACCGGCATCGCCGTGCCGTTCAACACCAGGTACGCCCTATGGGGCGACTACGCCGAGGTGTTCGACCCGGACACCGACTTCGGCTCGCGCGACAGCGTGAAAATCAGCCGGCAGCACGGCGAGCTCATCGGCCGCGTCACCAGCATGGACGCCGAGGCGGACGGCCTGCACATCACCGCGAAGCTCGCCGGCACCCAGGCCGCGCGCGAGGCCATCCAACTCGTGCGCGAAGGCGTCTACGACGGGTTCAGCGTCGGCTTCATCCCCGTGGACAACCGCAACGTGGCCGCCGACGACGGCGTCACCGAGGTGCATCGACGCAAGGTCGATCTGTTCGAGGTGGCCGTCACCGGCATCCCCGCGTATCCGAACGCGGTCATCACCGGCCAGCGCGAACAAGCCCACGAAAACATGTCCGAAACCGGAAACAACCAAACCGACAACCAGAAGGAGAACCACATGGACGAGGAACTGCGCGCCATGCTCGACGGCATCCAGGAGGAACAGCGTGGCATGAAGGCCGCGCTGGCCAAGGGCACGGCACCCGAACGCAAGACGATGGGCGGCGAATACCGCAACGCGGGCGAATACCTGCGCGCCCTCGTGGACGGCGACGAAGCGGCCGTGAACCTGTACCGCGAAGGCCGCGACCTGATCGTGACCGGCAACACCGGCAACACCAGCACCTGGATCGCGGACGACCTGCGACTGATCGAACAGCGCCGCAAGATCATGGGCATCCTCACCCACGACAGCCTGCCCTCCACCGGCATGAGCATGGAATACAACGTCGTGGAGACCGACACCACCAACGTCACGGCGCAGGCCAAGGAAGGCGACACGCTCGCGTTCGGCAAGGTCTCGTTCGGCACGAAGGTGACCACCGTGGGCACCTACGGCGGCTACACCACCCTGTCGCGCCAGACCATCGAACGCTCGACCACGCCCATGCTCAACACCGCGCTGAAGGCCCTGCGCAACGCCTACGCGAAAGCCACCGAGAACAAGGTCCGCCAGTTCCTCTACGACACCATCGCCACCCAGCGCGACGCGGCCACCGACCCCAACAAACTCGACGCGCCCGTCGCATTGAACGCCATGACCATCGACCAGTGGGCCGGCCTCATCATCGACGCCGCCGAACTCGCCGACGACCGCAACGTCAACCTGACCCGCCTCGGCGTCAGCAAGGACGTGATGAAGGCGCTCGTGGCCCTCAAGGACTCCGGCAGCCGCTTCTTCGACCTGAGCGGCGACGGCAGCGACACGCTGGGCGACTTCGACCTGACCGGCATCGCCGGCCGCTTCCTGCGCCTGCCCGTGCAGATGCTGCCCGCCGCGCCGGCCGGCACCGCCTGCTTCATCGACCCCGAGGCCGTGACCGTCTGGGAATCCGGCGGCCCCACCCAACTGTCCGCCACCGACCCGACCAAGCTCACCGACAGCTACAGCGTGTACGGCTACCTCGCCGTCGCCGCCACCCTGCCCACGGGCCTGATCCCCATCAAGTTCGCGGCCTGACCATGACGGACGAGACAAGCGAACTCGTGGCCCTGCTGCGCGACGAGGTGAACATGCCCGCCGGCGACAACGAACGCCTGACCGCGAAGATACGGACCGCGACCACCTACGTGGACGCCGCCATCGCCGGCCAGACATGCCCCGCCGACGTGCGCCGCGACTGCATCGTGTCGTGCGCCGCCGACCTCTACAACTCGCGTGACGCGCGGTTCGGCGTGATGAGCGTCGCCGATTCGACGCTCGAACCGTTCCGCGTGTCCACCGACCCGCTGCGCAGCGTCTACCCCAAACTCAACGCCGTGGGCGTCATGGCCGGCAGTCTGGCGGTGGCATGATGAGCAGCCTCGTCATCCAGGAACGCGACGCGCTCACCCGCCTGCTCGAAGACTGCCTAGGCGACCTCGTGCAGATCGTCACGGCAGACGAGCAGAAGGCCCGCCCCCTGCCGAACAAGGTGGCCGTCTTCATCGAACCGCCAGAACTCGTCTACGAGAAGTGGGGCAACGAGCCCGACATCACGTGGCGGCTCGACGTCATCGCCGGCACCATGGCCACCCAGGCACCCGCCTTGGAACTCGTCATGCGGGCCATCGACCTCATGGCCGAACACGAGCTCAACATCCAGGCGGCACGGCCCGTGACCCTCAGCCTCTCCGGCGCGGGAGACCTCGCCGCCTACCAGCTCACACTCAACCCATTGGAAATCATCTGAAAGGAACCATCATGGCAAGCAAGGTGCGCACACTCGGCCCCGGCTCGTTCAACATCACCGACGAGAAGAACGGCCGCGACTTCAGCGCCGACCTGACCAAGGCGCAGCTCAACCCCAGCAATTCCAGCGACGACCCCACCACCTATCTGGACGGATCGCAGGAGGCCAACACATCCACCACATGGACGATGGAAGGCACCATCGGCGACGACTTCAGCGCCGAGGGCCTGAGCGTGTGGTGCTTCGACCACGCCAACGAGACCCTGCCGTTCGAGTTCGTACCCAACAAGACCGGGGCCATCAAATGGACCGGCGACGTGACCGTGACCCCCGTGGCCGTCGGCGGCGACGTGAAATCGAAGAACACCAACGACTTCAGCTTCCCCGTCACGAACCTCAAGCACACCACCTACACGGCCCCGGCCAGCGCATGAACACCGGCAAGGCCCTTATGGTCGTCGGCCAGAAACGGTTCGTACAGACCATGCGCAAGGCCGGCGCCGACCTGGACGAACTCAAGGGCGTGAACCGCGAAGCGGCCGAAATCGCCCTCCCCGCCGTGCAGGCCCTCGCCCCCGTCGGCAAGACCGGCAGACTCTCGAAATCACTGCGCGCCGGCGCGACCAAAAAGGCCGGCGTGATCCGCGCGGGCCGCAAGGCCGTGCCCTACGCCGGCCCCGTCAACTACGGGTGGCCCGGCCACCACATCAAACCACGCCTGTACGTGAACAACGGCGTGGCCCGAAGCGAAAACGCCTGGATGAAACCATACGAGGCGTTCGTGGAGAAAACCATGAAACAAGTCAAAGGAGCATAAGCCATGTTGAAGAAGACCGCGACCATCGGCTACCAGGACGGCCACGAGGACACCGTGACCCTCACCGCCCGCGCCCAATGCCAGGCCGAGGAACACGCCCAGACCAACGGGTGGGGGCCCGTGGAGAACTGCAAAATCCGGTTCGTCTACTACTTCGCCTACACCGCCGCACGCCAGCAGGGCAAGACCAAACTCCCCTACGAACAATGGCTCGACAGCATCATCGACGTGGTGATCAACACGCCCGACGACACGGAGGACGCGCAGCTGGACCCTACGAACTAGCCGCGTGGCCCGACGATTCGCTCGGCCGACTCAGCTTCATCCTCGCCCGCCGCTTCGGCGGCACCCCGTGGCAATGGCGCGAGGAGGCCAGCGAACTCGACTGGGGCACCGGCATACGCCTGCTGACAGAGGAAATGGAACGAGCCGAAAAGGAGGTGGACAATGGCGGGGCATAGCGCCATCATGTCCGTGCGCATCACGGGCAACGCGAACGACGCCGTGAAGGCGTTCGAGAAGGCGACCGGCAAGGCCGCCGCGTTCGGCAGCTTCATGGGCGGCGCGGCATTGAAGGGCGTGACCGCCCTGTGGGACACGCTCCGGAACTTCAGCGGCGCGGTCGTGGAGATGAGCGACTCGACCGACAAGTTCAAGAACACCATGAGCTTCGCAGGCCTCGACACCAGCGCCGTGGAGGCCGCCACCAAGGCCACCCGCAAATACGCGGACGACACCGTGTACGACCTCACCACGATCCAGAACACCACCGCCCAGCTCGCCGCAAACGGCATCGGCAACTACACCGAACTGACCGAAGCCGCCGGCAACCTCAACGCCGTGGCCGGCGGCAACTCCGACACGTTCAAATCGGTGGCGATGATGCTCACCCAGACCGCCGGCGCGGGCAAGCTGACGACGGAGAACTGGAACCAGCTGGCCGACGCCATCCCCGGCGCTTCGGGCAAGCTCCAGGAGGCCATGCTCGCCAACGGCGCGTACACCGGCAACTTCAGGGACGCGATGGCCAAGGGCGAAATCACCGCCGACGAGTTCAACCAGGCGCTGATCCAGCTCGGCATGAGCGACGTGGCCAAGGAGGCCGCCACCAGCACCAAGACCATCGAAGGCGCGATGGGCAACCTCGAAGCGTCCGTGGTCGGCGGCCTCACCGACGCCTTCGACCTCGTGAAACCGGCCGTGACCTCCGCCATGGGCGTCGCCGCCGAGAAGATCACGGCGTTCAGCGGCAAGGCCACAACCGGCCTGAAAGGCGTGATGACCCTCGTCAGGGACGGCAACTTCAGCGCGGAACTGCGCGAGGCGTTCAACATCGAGGAAGACAGCCCGATAACCGACTTCCTGCTCACCGTGCGTGACACCGCCGCCAACACGTTCGACACCGCGAAAACCGCCGTGACGGACTTCATGACCGCGTTCAACGACACGGGCCCGGTGCAGACGGCCAGCGACATCTTCGGCTACGTGTGGGAGACCTGCAAAAGCCTCGCCGGAGCCGCCGGCGACGTGCTCGCCCAGTTCGCGCCGCTCACCGACTCGTTCGGCGGCGCGTCCGCCGCCGGCACCGCGCTGGGCGACGCCTTCAGCGGCGCGGCCGGCATCGTGGGCGACGTGGCCGGCAAACTCACCGCGTTCTCCGATTGGGTGAGCGCGAACGCGGAACCCATCAGCGCCGCCCTGGTCGGCATCGGCACCGGCTTCGCCGTGTTCAAAGTCGCAGGCGTCATCACCGCCGTATCCTCCGCGTTGCAGGGGTTCAGCATCGCCAACACGGCCGCGTCCGTGGCCCAGTGGGCGCTCAACGCGGCCATGAACGCCAACCCCATCGTGCTGATCATCACGCTCATAGCCGCCCTGGTGGCCGGACTGGTCTACTTCTTTACCCAGACCGAAAGCGGCCGGCAGATATGGAGCAACTTCACCAGCTTCATCGGCTCGTGCGTGAACAACATCATCGGATTCTTCCAATCACTGCCCGGCAGGATAGGCGCGTTCTTCTCCAGCGCCGCCCAGTTCGCGCAGAACACGTGGAACAACGTGGTCAGCTGGTTCAGCGGACTGCCCGGCCGCATCCTGTCCGCCATCGGCAACGTGGGCAGACTGCTGTACGACGCAGGCTCCAGCATCATCAGCGGCTTCCTCGACGGCCTGAAAAGCATGTGGAACAACGTGACCGGCTGGATAGGCGGCATCGGCGACTGGATCAAGGAACACAAGGGGCCGCCCGCCTACGACGCCATCATGCTCGTCAACAACGGCCGGCTCATCATGAAGGGCTTCGCACGAGGCCTGCGCACCGGCTTCGACACCGACGTGCGCCGCACCATCGGCAGCATCAACGGCCGCCTATCCAACGTCGTGTTCAACGGCGGCACCACCGCCGGCAGTCAGGCGGCCAGTACGACCACCGTTTTCAACGTCACGTTCAACGCGCCCGTGGACCGCGAGGGCGTGGCACGCGAAATCAGGAAGATTCTCCGCGACTACGACCGGAAGCGAGGCAGCTAGTGGCGCAGCAGTGTTTCATGTTCCTCGACTGGGGCGACGGCTGGGTTGCCGTCAACGACCACGACAACGACGTGGCCGCGTTGGACGGCTTCAGCATCCAGTGGGGCACCGACGGCATCGACCAGCAGCCCGACCCGTCCGTGATGACGTTCCGGCTACGCGACTCGACCGGCTGGCTCACCGGCCGCGCCCTCACCCTGGCCGGCGCGCGCGTGCTCGTGCAGATCTCGGCGCAACCCACATGGGGCATGCTCCGCGACGACATGGGCGCATGGTCGGCGCAGCGCATGCGTTTGGACGCGATGCACCAGGCATACACGCCCGGCAACCCGTCCGGCAAGTCAAGCGCGGCGACGACGCTGTTCGATGGACTGGTGCAGAACGGCGGCGAAGCCCGGCCCCGCGGCGACGGCTGGCTGTTGGAGCTCAGCGCCTCCAGCCGCATGATCCTGTGGAAAAGACTGCAGAAACAAGGGCCCGTATCATCCGATGCACGCTACACGGGCCTGCATTGGGTCGGCACCATGGCCGAACGATTGACGGAGCTCAACCGACGAGCCAGGGAAGCGGACGCGCCACAGGCCAACGCCAACGGCCTCGACGCCACCGCATCCGTGGCACCCTACCGGACCGACGACTACCCATCGCAGCTCACTTTGCTCCACCGCCTCTACGCGCACTCCCGAATGTGGCCGATATGGTATGAATACCCCGACCATGACGCGAGCCGACTCGACTACATGCCGTTCGGCGCGCCCGCAAGCATCGGCATCGACGACACGGCGAGGCTCACCGTGACCGATTGGACGGGGGAGACGCTGGACGGCCTCGACGCCGCCGACATCATCACCGACGACGACCAGACCATCATCATCCCCGAACCCGTCACCCAAATCACCATCCAGGGCAACACCGCGAAATCCAAGGACGGCGCCCTGGAATTCGACGACCACGACACCGACTTCACCGGCCTCGGCAAACTGCCGGCCAACCTGACCATCACGCAATCCAGCATCAGCGCGGAATCGGACGTGGTCTCCGCCGACAACTCCGACGGCGTATGGGGCAGAGCCGGCGGCACCGTGTGGACGCCATCGGACGACGAACGGGAGGCGTTCGCGCAACTGCTCGTCTCGATGGACCGGCGACTGCGCCCGGACACCATCGTGTTCGACAGCCGGAAACTCGACCCCGCCACGCACGCCCGCCTCTACCTCACCGCCAGCAGCGGGCCGCTCGTCATCCAGGGTTCCATCGCCTCACGGCTCGCCGGCGCCGACGCCAAACCAGCATCCGGCGGCGCATGGGCCAGCACCGGCGGCACCCTCACCTACCAATGGTCGAACGGCCGGCCCCGGCTCCGCAACGAGGTCACACTCTGGCCACTACCCGTAGCCGCCGAGACCGCGATTACCTGGGCGAGCATGGGAGCATGGCCAGCCATATGGAGGCAGTGCGCGCTCACCCTCGCCGAACTCTCTCTCGTCACCCGCTACCAGCAACCAACCACCATCACGGAGGAACCATGAAAACCACACCGATCTACGGCCTGCCCTACATCGAGGCCGACGACCTCGTGTCAAGCGCGCCAGCACAGTTCAAGACCATGGCCGAGGGCATCGAAACCGCATTGACCGAGGTTGATTCACGAAACACGCCCGCCGGCGTGAAACCCGTCATCGCTACCACGCTCGAGGCATTGGCGGCGCAAACCGGCGTGACAGGCCAGACCGGCTACGTGACCGCCGACACGACGACCGCGAACAACGGCCCGTACTACTACAACGGCACCGCGTGGCTCCCTTACGCGACCGGCGCCATGCTTGACAGTCTGCGGAACCAACTGACACAGGGTTATGAGTTCGGTCACTATGTGGGTTCGAGCAGTAACAACGGCGCTATCGCGATTCCGTTTGAGCGCGCGCACGCGACCGCTCCGCGAACAATTCTGTTGACGCAATCACGAGTCGTGGATGCCGTTGACCTGAATTTCACGCCAATGGTCTGGAGTAGAACAAAGGATAATTTCCAAATTCGTCTGAAGAACAGGAATGCAACATGGGCCGGAGTCCAGCCGTTCGAGTGTAGCTGGATGGCAATTTGGCCGGTCGGCTAAATGTCACCATCCGGTGGGCGCACATCCCGGACGGCGTGACATTCAGCTGACGCTTTTGCCCCACGCGACGATCCAGTTCACGCGCACGTTGCCCGTGAACGCGGTGGGAGACATTACGTCCAGACGATTCTCGGTATGGCGCGTGGTCAGCCCCTCGGAGAGTCCGGCGGCGGCATCCCCGTTCGTGACGCCCACGAACACTTCGTTGTCCCATGCCCGTCCGAATCGTTCCTGGAACTGCGCGTCGGTCCACAGCGTCGCATAGACGACGCCGTGGCCGCGCAGGACAGAGGAGCCGGTGGACCAATAACCCTGTGATCCATAGCCCAACGAAAGAATTATATGAACGAGGACCTGTTGACAGCCATCGTCGGCGTCGTCGCGGCCGTGCTGGGCGCGTTCGCCCAGCAGCTCGTGACCGCCGCACGCGACCGCATGGAGGCGTACCGGCTCGCCCAGCAGATGCAGACAGACAACGCCCTGCTGTGGCAGTGGAACCGCGAACTGGTGGACGCCATCTACCGCCGCTCGCCGCCACCGCCGCCGGAACCACCAGACGGACTGTTCGACCATGATTAACCACCAATGAAAGGAAAAACAATGAAACAGTTGACCACGGAACGAATCAAGAGCGTCGGCGTGCTGGCCGCGTCGTTGGTCACCACCACCAACGCGGCACTCGCACTGGCCGGCATAAACCCGCTGCCGTTCACGGACAGCCAGGCGGGTACAGCGGTGAGCGCCGTGCTCGCGTTCGCTGTGACGCTGTGGACGTGGTGGCGTCATAACGTCATCACGCCGCAGGCCGCCATAGGTCACGACGTGACCGTGCGGGAGAAGGCCGCCGCGAAACAGATCACCACGGCCGACCACAGCGAGACCGCCGTGGCCGCGCAGCGGAACGCCGAAGCCTCCACGACACCGGCTACCGAGGGACTGACGGACGGCGAACTGAAGGTGCTCACCGCCGCATGGCTCGCCGACCTGCACAAGGAGGACCAGTGACCGGATACGCCGGCGCGCTATGGGTGGGCTCGTCGAACTACACGGCGGGCCGCGCCCAAAGCGTGCAATACATCACCATGCATATCATGGCCGGATACCTGGCCGGCACCGACCGGATATTCCAACGCCCCGACTATCAGGCTTCGAGCACATACGGCGTCGGGCCGGCCGGCGAGGTTCACCAGTACGTGGACGAGTCGAACACCGCGTGGTGCGACGGCAACGGCAGCTACGGCAACAGCGCCAGCATCAGCATCGAGCACGAGGGCGGCTATTCCCTCGCGGCCAACACCGACGCCTGCGTTGCCGCATCGGCCCGCCTGTGCGCCGACATCGCTCGACGATACGGCTGGAAACGGCTCGTGCACGGCCAGAACGTCAGACTGCACCGCGAAATCTACCCCTACACGCACCCGGCCTGCCCGGACAAATGCCCGAACCCCCTGCGCTGGCAGGAAATCATCGACCAGGCCAACAACATTCTGGCGACCGGCTCGCCGGACTACACCGAAGGAGACTTAGAAATGGTTGCCGCAATCATCCAACCAAACGACGAAAACCGACTGGTCTACTGGGACGGCTCCCACATCCACAACCTCAGCCACCCCGACGAGGTGACCGCCATCCAGAACGCCTACAAGCAGGCCACAGGCAGCACGATACCGTGCTTCAAGTTCGGCAGCAAGACCGCACCCTGGGCCACCCGCCTCATCGAAGCCATGAAACGCATCGTCTGAAATTTAGGCCTGTTTGAGCAGCGTGGCGGCCACAGCCGCAGACGCAAAGCTAGGCTCCCAGGATAACCGCGTCCAGCGCCTCACGCAGTCGCGAGTCAGGCATGGCCACGTATATCTGCGTGGTCTCGACCGACGCATGCCCGAGCAGACGCGCGACCAGGAACAGGTCGTGCGTCTGCTCATAGGTCTTCGTGGCGTACCTGTGTCGCAGGCTATGGCACCCCCAGCCGGCCGGCAGCAGCTTCGAGATATGACGGTTCACATAGCTCTGTTCGACATGCCCGCCCCAGCGTCCGGGAAGCAGCCAGCCGCCGCAATGCTCGATGTAATCGGCCAGATCGTCCGGCAGCGGCACGATACGCTGCTTGTCGCCCTTGCCGGTGATTATCAGCGATTTGCCTAAAAGGTCGTCCATCACGTCGCGGCTGTGCACCTTCGCTATCTCGCCGCGCCTCAATCCGCACTCCGCCGCCAGTCTGACCATGACCCGCTCACGCTCGGTGGCCTTGTGCAGAGCGGCGATGATGTACTTGTCTGGGCACGGCCTCGGCTTTGGTTTCGGTCGTTTGATTTTCGGCAGTTCTTCGCTCGGATCGTCGCCACGCCGTCCGGTGGCGTGCATCCACCCGTAGAAGCTGCTCAGCGTGTTTCTGTACCCCTTGCGGCTTTCCGGTTTCCATTTCTGCGCCGCCATCCAATGCACCATGTCTTCGGCCGTGACTTCCAAAGGCGTCTTTGCCAGGTCACGTGCGGCCTTGGTCATCTTGCAGCGCCGGCAACGCACCGTCTCATCGCTGAGACCGGCCGCCTTCAGAGATTCAAGCCAATCATTGATGTCTTCCGCCCATGACGCCGGCGGTGGCGTTCGTTTCATACCCATGGCGCACCATCACACCACAAGACCGGTCACGCAGCTAGAATAAACGCCGATAATCGGCCGTCATGGATTTGAACCATGTTCCCAGAGGAACATGGTTCAAATCCATGCCCCGCTACGAACGTGGTTATATGGCCGCTGATTTCGGTACCGAAATCAGCGGCCTTTCCGTTTACCGTGGCGATATGGATGAAAGGCGATCAGGCAGCTACGGTGCCCAGGGAAGTCGGCGATCATAAACGTCTCGTCATTTTCATCGCGGATCTTCAGTTGTCTAATCCACGGGAGGCGACAGGCGTGAAGTTTCTCAACGAAGCGGAAGCCGGGCACAAGTCGTATGTTACGATCGACTTCGTGCCCAGCTCCCGTTCTTCTGCTCAGAAGCGGAGTGTGGTTCACCATCCAGCCGACATCATCGGCATCATGCCGCAGCGGGTCAACGTATCGGCCAGCGCATCGTCCAGTGCTTGA